TCATAGAAGAGCTTAATGTCCTCGTCATCAATGTCGTTCTTGAACCCCTTGGCTGCGAAGTTGGTAAGGGTATCTACAGTCGTTCCATAAGACCCCTTGGTCTTGTAAAAATCAATGGCGGTTTGGAAAATACGCTGGGGGTCCGACTGGAGAACTGAAGGCTTACCTACCAGAAGATCCAAGTTCACTCGTCTAAGATAATCGCGAGTCACTACCCGACCGCCCTCATGGAAGATCAAGGGGGAGGGCTCTCCGTCTTTACCCGACAAATAAGCCAGCTCTTTATAAGGCCGTCCCTGCGGGCTAACCTCAATTTCCATCTCGTGGACACCAGGGCGTACCTCGCGGTGGGAGAGAATCTCAGAATTCTCTAACTCTTCATTAATCTTGTCTTTTACTTCTTCCGACATCTTCTCTCCTATCTTCGCGGCTTCTTCGGGAGGGGCTTCAGCACCGCCGAAGGGCTGGTCAGTAAGGTTCGTTTTCTGAAGGTCTTTTGCAACAGCCTTTGTCGATAACCTTCGGGATCTTCTGCTATCTCTATCTTGTCACGGGTCACCTCGGGAATCAATTCCGGGGGGTAACCTTGTAAAGTCCTGGAAGCAAAGCTGGGTCTGTCGTCCCGGGGTTTCAAAACTCCGCCGTGGTGTAGAATACTTTCGGGAAGCATTTCAGACCAGTAGTGGTCATAGACACATCGTCCCGCCAACATAAAAGACGTGTACAAGTCTTTCTTCTGCCTGGAGTGTCCTCCTCCCTTGGGCACATCAAAATGGTACTTACCTGTTTGAGTCTCGGTCACCTCAATCATCTGCATCTGTTGTTTCATATCTTTGATAGTAGCCCACGACTCTTCTTGGGACAAGGAAGGTTGTTCTTCGCGGGGAATGTTCGGGAAGAGCAAATCACGGTGCTCCAACAGCCGCAACGCTGCGAAGTTGGACTCCGCAATAAACTCAGCACTGAAATTACACATGGTGAGAATGTGTCTTCCGGACTTCAGTTGGTGAACTTCGTCTTCTGGGTCCAGAATAGGACCTGCGGGGTGGGCCCTGTTGTTCTCCGCCAGGATGTCCTTAATGGCATCGCCTCCGCCCCCTCTATCCATGTAGATGTACCTAATGTTGAAGGCGTCGCAAAGGTCTTCGAGAACCTCCGCCATTCTGGGGAAAGGCATCTTCTGAATCTCAATCGCATGGACAACCTTGGCAGGAACTCCCAACTCAACCACACATACCGCAAAGGAGTCTTCGGAACGAGCGGGGTCGACACCTAAACAATAAGATTTTCCAACCTCTCCCGCAACCCGAGTTGAGAACCCGGTGTTAGAACAAGCCTCTAAAAGGGAAGCTTTGTAGAAAGCGTCGGTATCAGGAATGAAAGCAGCCTCATACTCCATCCGGAATTCCAAGCTGGACATTTCTCTGCCAGCGGCTTCGATACTCTGTTTCTCCAAGAAACCTTCAGGTAGAAGCCAATAGGGAACACGGAATACAGCATACTTCTCATTGCCCCTTCGCATCTCCTCCCTGTACGCACAGTACAGCTTATAAATATGGTTGAAGGTGAAGTACCCGGAAGAGGTGATGATGATTTGGTTAGTCGCCGTATCCTCGTCCATCTCTTCTTGGGTGAGCAAACCTCTCCTCAACAGATCCCTCTGTCGAGCCACCTTTTCCACATTCTCCATTGGGTCCGCAACAGTAGCGGCCATCGGACGAATAACCATGTTGAAGATTTCTTCAGGAATGTGGGGGAACTCATCGCAAAGGATGGTATAGAAACGCGAACCACGGATTTTGGTACCGTCTCCCAGAGGAATAGCTTGAATAACTGAGGGGTTTTTTATGCCTACCGACTTGAAGTTCAGATAGCAGTTGTCCGCAGCTTTGACCGGGTGCTTTTCGCAGGCGGCCCTCATAATAGGAGACCGCCTGTACACCCTATCAACCTCGTCAAACATGAACTTAGACTGTCGAAAGGTAGGAGCCAGCAAACCGATACGGTGCCCGGGGTAAAGCAACCCCTTCAAACAAGCGAAGACTGCGTTGAGAAAGGTCTTACCCGAACCACGACACATGATGGCCATAACATAGTCCCGAAACCACATAGACCTCAAGACTACCTTTTGAACCGGACTCAATTTCACCAGTAAAAGGTCAAGGGCTGCAATTTCGGGATATTGTCGATAGAACTCTAAGAGTTCCTCAGATTTTTGTAGAAACTCTGGGTCGTCCAGCAGGTTCTGCAAACGTTAGTACCCATCCTTTTCCAGAACTTCATTGAGGCGGTCTTCGGCCTCTTCCTCTTCTGAGAGCAGGGCAGCAACTCTTTCTTCGTCCCTCTTCTTCTGTTCGAGGTCGAATCTCACTACGAGATCTACGATGTTGATGTCCTGCGAAGATCTGGTATCCTTTCGATCAGATCGTCGGGCAAACAGGTTCTCTTTCGCAGTTTGCTTTCGTTTATAGATACGCTCCAAAGCTTGATTAATGTTAACGATAGCGTCAGGGCTATCCTTGGCGGCCTTGAGAAGGCGTGTTTTCATAATGTCGCTTTCAGCAATCTCAAAGATGTCATCGACATCTACCGCAGTTGGTTCTTCGTTTACAAAATCCCCAAGGTACTGCTGTACAATGCCCACGTACCGTTTCTTCTCGGCACCGGTCAACACTCCCCGCTCGGGCATTAGTTTCTTAACTAATTCTGGACTCAGCTTACGTCCCACGACGATAGCGGATACTTGGGCCTCTATGTCGTCCTCTTCCTCGCTGACTATCTCTGGGACTAACGGTTCTTGGTACTGTCTTAGGTTACGCCTACTGTTAGGGTTATTCCACTTCTTAGACTTAGGATCCTCTTGGGCTCTCTTTTTAAGTTCCTCAGCGTCAATCTCTGAGGGTTTCTGCTCATCTGGCATCCTAAGCCTTCTCCCAGTACCACAAATAGGGGGCAGCTACAGACAGCAGTGCCCTTGTAAAGATAGCAGTCAATTAAAATGGAGTGGTACTTAAAAGGTTTTTCTGCAAATGCCTCTTAAAATCAAGAAGGGCTATCGCAGCATCTTCCGCCGCATAACAGGAACTGCTGGAGTATTGGTACGGCTCGTTCGGACGGAGCGAGGACGTCTCAATATATAGGCGGATGTCGAGTAACTCTTGCTCTGTGCGTACATCCCGCATCGCGAAGAGCAATTCGTCTTGGTTCTCGATGAAAAAGTCTTCTTGTTCCGGGTAGTTAGATTTGAGATCCTCAAATCTACGTACACACTGTTCATCTAAATCATAGCGAGCCTTAGCCCGCGCTATGCCTTCTCGGTGGGAGTCGCTGAGAGGTTTACCCTTGTGGGCGTCACTTATCTTCCTCTTAGTCTCTTCCGAATGTTTAAATCCAGGGCGCCTACCACTTCCGGTTTTGCCTACCATTTTCTTTCTCTAATCAGATGTCCTGCACTTCGGTATTCTGTAGTTCGGTCTTACGTTCAAGCTGCTCCTCAGGATAGACCACCTCGTGGCCGGAATGTCCGAGGATCGTAGCAGCTATTTTGACCCTAACGGTTCCCCTACTAACGGACTGTACTCGGGCTTCATAACCCTTAAAGGGTCCGTCTTTGAGAAGCACCGGGTCTCCTTTACGGAATTTGCTGGCTTGTAGCTCAGAAATGAGCTTACCCTGCGCTTCCTCCATCCTACGAATCTCATGGTCCTCTACAGGACCACAGTAGGTGGTAACTTGGGGATAGTTGCTAAGCTTGTGAAAAACCACAGGATGATCGTGGTAATGTAGGAAAAGATAGCCCTCGTAAAGGGGCATGTCCTTAATTCTGGCAGTACCCTTTTTGGTTTGGTACTCTTTCTTAATGAAGGGATAGAAGTACTTGTCTATCTCCGGGCAAGTCTCCTTGATGTAGGACACCACATTATCAAGGCGGTTTCTCTTAATCACCCAAGAGTGCCACCGCTTCTCTTCCGACATAACCGTCTCCTTCCCAGACTACTTTAATTATAATGGGTTTTTCGGAATTTAGCAAGGCCTATTGGCTTTTTCTTTCGTTTCACTCTTGAGACGCAATTTATCCAAGGCCGTTCCGAAAATTCCGACGTTCAGATTGGGTTTGTATCCCCTACTTTCCGCTTCGGCGTTCTTAGGCCTCACAAACTGGTGACAACCACTACAAACAACCCCCACAGTATTCTCCGACCCCAACAGCTCCCGACCACACTCCGGACACTCTAACACTATGTTCAAGTGAGATCTGATCTTCTTTTTAGGGGGGAAGGTAAAAGGTAGTCGATCTAAGATATGTTTGTTTTTGGAGTTGTGGCTATGAATCATCTCCCGATACTTACCAGAACCCATCTTCTGCTCCAACGGAGACTCACGGCGCGGACGCGGAGCGTCCTTGGCCAAATCTTTGGCCATCTTTTGAAGGTCTTTCTTCACAGCCCCTACGTTTACTGTAGTCTTCGGTTTCTTAGACATTCCCATCCTTTACACAATGTTGACTGTAATACTCACGACACCCTCAGGGGTTCTCAGAAGACCAGTTTCATTTAGGAGCTTCTGATAGTCCGCAGAAGAAGTGGCCGAACCAGGACGTCCGTCCAAAGTACCCACCCCTGTACGCACCGTGGAAGTACCCAAAGCATCATCGGCCATGTGCCCTCGGGCCGACACTGCCATATTAAAGGCCCGCACCGTTATTACCATAGGTCCCAGAGCCCTATTAGTGGGGATCTGGTAGATGAACCTAAAATCCATCTCGGTCGTTGAGTCGCGATCCCGACTGTCAATAACTCGACGGTCTACCGCCTGATTATCAATCTCCAGAGTCGCCGAGAACAAGCTCCTTAGGTCAGAAGCTGGAGCTTCGATTGTAATTGTGTCTCCAGGCGAAAACGTTGCTCCAGGCGCAGGCGAGGTCATGGACACTGTTGGAAATAAGGCCTGAAAACCAGTGGCTGCCAGTACGCCCCGCTGCTGCTCCTGAAGACGCGCATTGGCTACAAGGTCAGTGCCCCGATTGGGGAGTTCGGGACGAATACTATTAATCCGAGGTAAGCTGGCTATACGCTTAGGCATCTGATAGTTTTGTCCCTCTAAAGGAGCACGTCCTCGATACGCTCGGAAAGTCTGATTTCTCGTAGATCCGTACGCATCTTTTCCGGAGGTGTCAAGGAATTGTATCTCCCGACCACGAGGATCATCTCCAAAAGGGTATCGGGGTAGACGCCTTTCAAAGTCAACTCCTGGGGCACCACGAGCAACGTTATCGTCAGCCCAAGAGTGTCCTAAACCTCGTCCCTCAGTGGTGGTCTTGTTCCTTCGCTCTATCATCTATCTCCTCCATCAAGCCGTCTACCTTCGCATAGTACTCCTCGAAGGTTCCATTGTTGTCAATGATGAAGTCCCATTCCCCATAGTCGTCCATCGCGGTCTCACTGGGGTGGTCTGCTCCCACAGAGCTGCCTCCCGCGTCACGGTCGACGCGCACCACTGTTCCTTTGAAATGATGAACGCGGTCTCCCTCATTAGGGTACCTGACGTCGGAAATAATGAAGCAATCAAACCCTTCCTCTGCGAGCGGGGGGATGACCGTATTGAAAACAGTGTCCACCCAAATGTCTTCGTAAATCTCCCGCATCTTCTCCCCCACACCCTGCATAATCTCACGAGGACTTTTGCCATAGCGTGGGTCGACCGCCTCTTTTATTGACTTCGGACCGTAGCACTGTTCGTAACTCAGTCCGAAAAGCAACATACAAACTTCCTTCAACTTGTCCGCAAACGCTACCCTCTTTGCTCTTCTCGAACTGTTACTTTCCAAGTAGTTCGCTGCGGTATCTTTACCCACTTGAGCCTTATGGCCTAATCCCACTACGCGCATAACAACCCTTTCTTAAACGCGGAACTTGGAACCCTTGATAGCTTTTTCAAACTGGGTCAAGCCTGCTTTGATCTTATTAACTTCTTCTACTATTTCTCGGCCCGCCTTCTTTACCTTCTTAACTTCCCGCTCAGAAGGGCGGGAGCCGGGAATCACCTCAACAGAAATAATAGCTTGCGGTAAATCATACTTTTTCTGACAAGTACACTTGCCTTGTAACACTTCCTTATGAGAACAAAAACAAACTACCTCGCCCGCTTCGTTTATGTTTACTACTCCTCTAAATTCCATAACCCATCCCCACTGTCTGTAATCCCCAGTAATAAGACGAGTTGTCCGGCCAATCATCCGTCCCTGCCACAGCATTGCTCTCGTAAAGGGGTCCCGATGGATGGGTGGCTGCCGGTTCTCTCCTCTGAAGAATACGGAAAAAGTCGCCGGAGATCTTCGCATTCTCCGTGTAGATTATCTTGAACATGTTCTCGGGATACTCTGGGAAGTAAGTATCGCCTTCTATACTATCCAGCTGAAAAGACGTCAGGTACAAACGATCAGCCCGACGAATCGTCTGCTCATACAGCTGCTGCCCACCGACAATGAATACCTCACTATGTCGTTTAGCCGCAAAAGCGATTGCTTCATCCAAATCATGAAAGACTGAAGCCCCACGCACCTCA